TTCTATGGCAACCACGACACCGCGCAGGAAGAGTTCACCGGCATCGCACCGCGCTACGCCTCGTCCGCGTCCGGCGACACCATCCAGAACGTGATCGACGCCGGCGGCGCCGGTTCGGACAACACCTCGATCTACCTGGTCGGCTGGGGCGACCCCGTCTACTGCATCTACCCCAAGGGCAGCAAGGCCGGCATCTTCCACGAGAACCTGGGCCTGCAGACCGTCGAGACCAGCAACGGCCCCGGCGGCGGCAAGATGCGCGCCTACCAGGACCACTGGCAGCTCAAGGGCGGCCTGTGCGTCGAGGACTGGCGCTACATCGTCCGCATCGGCTCGATCGACGTGTCGGCGCTGGTCGCTGACGGCGCCGGCAGCTCGGTCAAGCTGATGGAGTACATGCTCAAGGCGGTCCATCGCTTCCCGTCGCTCAACGGCATCCGCCCGGCGTTCTACATGAACCGCACGGTCAGCGAGATGCTCGACGTGCAGGCGATGAACAAGTCGAACATCTACCTGATGGCCGGCAACGAGGAGGGCAAGCGCAAGCTGTCCTTCCGCGGCATCCCGATCCGTACCTGCGACGCGATCACCGAAGCCGAGTCGCTGGTCTGATCCACCCCCCACAGCACTGAAGGAACCCCACCGTGATCCTCGACAACCAGCTCGTGCTGTCGGACGCCCAGGCGCTCACCGCCACCGCCGCCAGCACCAACGTCCTCGACCTCAAGGCGTCCGGCCTCTACGGCAACGGCGAGCCTCTCGCCCTGGTCGTGTGGGTCGATGTCGCCGCCGATGGCACCACCGGCGACGAGACCTACACCGTCAAGCTGCAGTCGGACGACGCCGACACCTTCGGCTCGGCCACCGACCTGACGGCGGCGGTCTCGATCCCGCGCACCACCGCGGTCGCCGGGTACAAGGTCGTCGTCCCGCTGCCGCCCAACGCCGCCACCGAGCGCTACCTGCGCGCCTACTACACCCTCGCCGGCACCACGCCGACCGTGACGGTGACCGCGGCGCTGATGCCGTTGGCCGCCGCGGGCCAGTGGAAGGCCCACCCCGACGGCTTCACCATCAGCTGATCGGACTGAGCCATGAAAGTTCGCGCCATCAAGCTGGGCATCTGGAACCAGACCCGCGTCCGTGCGGGCACCGTCTTCGAGGTGCCCGACGACCTGAAGCTCGGCAAGTGGATGGAGCGCGTCGACGAGCACCCGGCCGACCCCAAGAAGGCGGCCGGAGGCACGGCGCCCCCGAAGATGCCCGACCCCAAGGCCGGAAGCCAGTCGGTCATCTGACGGCCCGGCGTCACCAACGGCGACCATCGCCGAGGAGCCTGACCCGTGGCCAGCGAGACCGACATCTGCAACCTCGCCCTGCTGCGCATCGGCCAGGGGTCGCGCATCGCATCGTTGGACGAGGAGAGCGAACCCGCCGACCTGTGCGAACTGCTGCTGCCGCTGGCGCGGGATGACACCCTGCGCGCCTGGTCGTGGCCGTTCGCCTCGCGTCGTCAGGACCTGGCGCTGGTCGAGGAAGAGCCGAGTACCGATTGGGCCTACAGCTACCGGGTGCCCTCCGACTACCTGGTCGCCATCCGCATCATCCCCACCGACGGGCGCAATGGTCGCGCTCGCATCCCCTTCGAGGTCGAAGGCGACAACACCGGCGGGCTGCTGTTCACCGACCAGACCGACGCCGTCCTGCACTACATCGCCCGGGTCGAGAACGCCGGCCTGTTCCCGCCTGACTTTGTCGACGCGCTGGCGTGGCGCCTGGCCATGGACCTCGCCGAGCCGCTGGCGCGCGATCAGGGCCGCGCCGAGAAGGCAGAACGCAACTGGAAGCGCGCCCTGGAGCGGGCCCAGGCCAACGCCGCCAACGAGGTGCTGAACCGGCCGGAGCCTGACAGCGGCCTCGAGGACGCGAGGACCTGATGCCGGCCATCCTGCAGCGGTCGTTCGCTGGCGGCGAGGTCGCGCCGGCCCTCTACGGTCGAGCCGATCAGACCAAGTTCCAGACCGGCCTGCGCGCCTGCCGCAACTTCTTCGTGCAGCGCTTCGGCGGCGTGGCCAACCGGCCCGGCACCGGATGGGTGTGCGAGGTCAAAGACAGCACCAAGCGGCACCGGCTGCTGAAGTTCGTCTTCAACGCCGACCAGACCTACATCCTGATCTTCGGCGACCAGAACCTGCGGGTGATCCGGGACGGCGCCCAGCTGGAGAGCGCGCCGAGCACGCCCTACGAGCTGGCCACCCCCTACGTCGAGGCGGACCTGCCCGACCTCAACATCGTCCAGTCGGGCGATGTCGTCACCATCTGCCACCCCAGCTACGCACCGCGCCAGCTCGCGCGCACCGGCCATACCAGCTGGACCCTGACGGCGGTCGCCTTCAGCCCGCAGATCAGCCGCCCCGCCGCCTGCACCGCCACCGCTGGCGGCGCTGGGACCAAGACCTTCCGCTACCGCATCACCGCGATCAGCGACGACAACGGCGAGGAGAGCCTGCCCGGCGTCCAGGCCGCCGTCACCATCACCGGGGCGACCCAGGCCAACCCGTGCGTGATCACCGCCGCAGCGCATGGCTACGCCAACGGCGACGACGTGCTGATCGAGGCGGTCGTCGGCATGACCGAGCTGAACGGCAAGGTCTACCGCATCGCCAACAAGGCCGCCAACACCTTCGAGCTGCAGGGCATCGACGCGACCGGATACACCGCCTACGGCAGCGGCGGAACGGCCAAGCGCGTCGGCGTCACCCTGGGCAGCGCGGCGACCCCGACGGATGCCGCCCCGCACGTCATCAGCTGGACCGCCGTAACCGGCGCGCGCGAGTACAACATCTACAAGGCCAGCAACGGCATTTACGGCTACATCGGCACCGCCGAGTCCACCAGCTTCGACGACATTAACATCGACCCCGCCACGGCGTACACCCCGCCGCAGGAGAGCGATGTCTTCACCGCCGCCGGCGACTGGCCGGCCCTGGCCACCTACTTCCAGGAACGGCAGGGTTTCGCATCCACCGACGACGAGCCCGAGCGCGTGTGGTTCAGCCGCACCGGCGCCTACACCAACTTCACCACCAGCAGCCCGATCCAGGACGACGATAGCATCAGCTTCCAGCTCGCCGGCCGCCAGGTGAACGAGGTGCGCCACATGGTCGAGATCGGCGGCAAGCTGGTCATCCTGACCAGCGGCAGTGAGATCACCATCGAGGGCGACACCGACGGCGTCCTACGCCCGACCGCGATCAACCCCCGGGTCAGGGGCTACAACGGCGCCGCCCTGCAGCCGCCTCCGCTGGTCGTCACCGACAGCCTGCTATACATCCAGGCGCGCGGCACCATCGCCCGCGACCTGCTGCTGGACGGCGACGGGAACTACAAGAACCGCGACCTGACCATCTTCGCCCCGCACCTGTTCGAGGGCTACACCATCACCGCCTGGGACTTCGCCCAGATCCCGCACTCGATCGGCTGGGCGGTGCGCAGCGATGGCACCCTGATCGGGCTGACCTACCTGCGCGAGCACGAGGTCAGCGGCTGGCACCGCCACGACACCGGCGACGGCGACCTGTTCGAGGACGTGGCGGCGGTGCCCGAGGGCGACGAGGACGCGGTCTATGTCATCGTCAAGCGCACCATCAACGGCGCCACCAAGCGCTACGTCGAGCGCTTCGCCACCCGCCGCATCAGCGACATCGCCGAGGCCAACTTCCTCGACAGCTCGCTGGCCTACGACGGCACCAACGCCACCGCGACCACCCTGACCCTGAGCGGCGGCACCACCTGGTCGAACACCGAGGACCTGACCCTGACCGCGTCGGCCTCCATCTTCGTCGCCGGCGACGTGGGCAACCGCTACGTCATCGACAACGGCGACGACACGGTGACGGTCGAGGTTCTGGCCTACACCAGCGGAACCGTGGTCACGGTGCGCGCCATCGCCAACGTCCCGGCCAGCCTGCGCGCCACCCCGCGCGTGACCTGGGCCAAGGCGGTCGACCAGATCAGCGGCCTGGGCCACCTGGAGGGGCGGACCGTCGGCGTCCTGGGCGACGGCAACGTGGTCGCCAACGGCCTGGAGGATGACCCCATCGTGGTCACCGCCGGTGCCATCACCCTGCCGCGCCCCTACG